GTTTTCCGCCGCACAGGCGGCGGGGCGCTTGGAGAGCAAGCGGACCATGAAGCAGGCGGCATACGCCCAGCTGTTCGAGCTGATGTTCAAGTTCTGGCTGGCGTACTCGGACGAGCCCCGGCCCATCAGCTACAAGGACAACGAGGGGAACACGGTCTTTGAGGAGATCAGCCGGTACGACTTCTTGAAGCAGGACGAGGATGGGCAGTTCTACTGGGACGACCAGTTCCTGTTCAGCTGTGACACCTCTGCCCCGCTGGCTTCCAACCGGGAGGCCATGTGGCAGGAGACGCGGATGAACCTCCAGACCGGGGCCTTTGGCGACCCGACCAACCTTAAGACACTAATCCTCTTTTGGACGAAGATGGAGCTGTTGCACTATCCGGGCGCGGGCGACACAAAGACCTATCTGGAGCAGGAGTACCAGCAGCAGCAGGCCATGATGCAGCAGCAGATGGCAATGCAACAACAGCAGATGCAGATGCAGGCGGTGCAGGACACCGTATCCAGGGCGCGGGAGGATGCGGCCAGGGATGCGCAATCCATAGGCCCGCGGGCGGCCATAAGGGCCGCCCCTACGGGACAGCCCGGCCCCTAAATGGGGCCCCCACGCGAGCCCAGCGTGAGCGGGTCGCGTGGGGAGAGGAGGAGCAACGGAGCAATACGAAGTTTTCCGCAAAAGCTGGAAACGGAGTGAGCGTAGTTTGCGACGACGAGCGCACGCCAACAGCGAAGAAATGGCAAATCCAGGAGAAAGGAGGTGCGCAGTATGGCGAACGGATACATCGGCAAGGTCAGCCACAGCGGTGTGCAGAAGGTCACCGCCCCCAACCCCGCCACGGGCAAGAAGGGGAACGGCACCGTTAAGAAGGGCAACGACCTGAGAACGGGCAAGTAATAGGGCGAAAGGAGACCATACATGGAAATCGACTACGGCGCGGTATTTGACGTAGAAGTACCGGAGACCACTACAGGCGCAGAAGAGACGGAGATCGCCGCCCCGTCGGAGGAGACCGGCACCACTACGGCCACCGCACAAGGCGCAGAAGAGCAGGAGACCGCCGCCCCTGCCGTAGAGGAAACGGAAGAGTCCGAACAGCCTCAGGCGGAGGCACCGGAGCAGGAACCCAAAACCGACCGCGACGCACAGTTTGCCGCCGCCCGCCGCAAGGCGGAGGCGGAGCGGGATGCCGCCATCGCCCGGGCCAAAGAGGACGCCCAGAAGCAGGTGGACGAGTTTTTCAAGTCCTCTGGACTGGTAAATCCGTACACCGGCCAGCCCATCACCACCAGAGCGGAGTATGAGGCATACCGGGAGCGATTCGAGGCCGACCAGAAGGCCAAGCTCATGGAGAAGGCGGGCATCACCCAGGAGGAGTTCCAGGCGTTTGTACAGGGGCTTCCGGAGGTGCGGGCGGCCCGGCAGGCCAAAGCCGAGGCGGAGGCCGCCGCAAGGCAGGCCAGAGAGCAGGAGGCAAAGGCGCGGGTGGACGAGCAGCTCCGGCAGATTCAGGCCATCGACCCCACGGTCAAGGAGCTGGGCGATCTGGCGAAGCTGGACACCTATCCCAAGCTGTACGACATGGTCAAGCGGGGCTACTCCATCCTGGACGCCTACCGTTTGGCGAACTATGACACGCTGACCCAGCGGGCCGCGGAGGCCAGCCGGAAGGCGGCCATCAACTCCGTGCAGAGCAAGCAGCACCTGAAAGCCACCGAGAGCCGCGGCGGCGGGGCGATTCCCGTCCCGGACAGCGTCCTTGAGGAGTATCGGGTGCTGAATCCCGGCGCGACCAAAGAGGAGATCCAGAAGCACTATCAAAGCTACATGAAGAACAACCGAAAGGAGCAATAAAATGGCTTTTTTGATTCAGCAGGTAGACGGGGGCAGAATCCCTGGCATCGAGTACCTGCCCGCAGGAGCCATCACCCCTAAAGTGGGTATGGCACTGACACAGACAGGGGGCAATCTGGCGGTTGCCAGCGGCACCACCACCCCCACCTACATCAGCATGGTTGAGATGGACAAGGCGTGCACCGCGGGCGACATCATCCCTGTGCTGCGGGTGCTGCCCGATATGATGTTTGAGACCACCTTCCAGGCTGCCGCCACGGCCATCAAGCTGGGCGACAAGGTGACGCTGCACACCGACGGCCTCCAGGTCACCGCCACTAAGACGAACGGCGTGGCCGAGGTGGTTGGAATGGACGGCACCGCCGCAGGCGACCGAGTGCGCGTTCGGTTCCCCGCCGTAGTGAACATCACGCAGAGCGGCGGTTAACAGAAGGGAGAGAGTACAATGGCAGGAATTACATTCACTGAGGGCTCCGGCCTCCAGGACAGCATTTTTGGCAAGTCCCAGGCCCCGATCCGCATGTTCCTTGAGAAGCGGGGCGAGGCGTTCGAGCAGCAGAGCATGCTCAAGGAGCTGTTCAATATGGAGAGCTCCAACAAGTGGGCCGAGAAGATGGGCACCATGACCGCCATGGAGGGCTTCCAGCCCGTGGGCGAGAACGGAACCTATCCCCTGGACAGCATGCAGGAGGGCTTCGACAAGACCCTGGAGCACATGACCTGGAAGGACTCCTTCTCCATGTCCCAGGAGATTGTGGAGGACGCAAAGCTGATGGACCTGCGCAAGCGGCCCGCCCAGTTTATCGCCGGGTATTACCGCACCCGGGAGAAGTTCGGCGCTGCCCTGTACGGCGCGGCCATCACGGGCAAGACTTCCGTCAGCTTCCACGGCCGCACCTTTGACGCCAAGGGCGCGGACGGCAAGGCCCTGTTCGACAAGGCCCACCCCTCTGCCCTGGAGCGCAACAAGGGTACCCAGTCCAACCAGTTTGCGGACGCCTTCTCCAACGACGCCCTGGGCGCTATGGAGACGGCCATGCAGGACTTCCGGGGAGACAACGGCGAGATTCTGGACGTGGCCCCCGACACCATCCTGATTCCCAACAACTACAAGCTCAAGAAAGACGTGTTCGCCGCCATCGGCGCGGACAAGGACCCCACCACCTCCAACAACGGCTTTAACTATCAGTATGGCCGGTGGTCGGTGATCATCTGGCCCTACCTCAACCAGTTCATTACCGCCGATACGTCTCCCTGGGTGCTGCTGGACAGCCGGTACAACGAGCAGTACGGTGGTGCCATGTGGTTTGACCGCGTGCAGCTCAACGTGCGCAGTGAGATTGACCCCGGCAACGACGCCAACGTGTGGAAGGGCCGCGCCCGGTTCACTGCTGGTTTTAACGACTGGCGCTTCGCCGCGGTGGGCGGCGTGACGGGCGGCACTCAACTTATCGGCGGCTGACAGTACAAAGGCCGGGCGGCGGCAAATCCGCCGCCCGGCTTTCAGATAGGAGGGATAACATGACCGTATCACAGGTGATACAGGCGGTGGACGAGGTCAAGCCGAACGCCTTTTCCAACGAGGAAAAGACCCGGTGGCTCAATGAGGTGGAGGGAATGGTGCAGACGGAGGTGCTTCTGTTTGCCAGCGAGGAGGTCATCACCTATTCCTACGAGCAGGACAAGGACGCGGAGCTCCTGGTACAGCCGCCCCACGACAAGCTCTATCCGGCCTATCTGGAGGCCCGTGTGGACTACGCCAACGGGGAGTATGAAAAGTACCAGAACACGATGCAGATGTTTAACGCCTTTTTCGGCGAGTTTATCCGGTGGTTCGCCCTGACCTACAGCCCGGCGGACACCCACGGGGAGGTCTACTATGGAGTGTAACGAACAGGGAAAGCGCTGGCGCGGCTACTATATCACCGCCTACGGAATCGCCGTTAAGCACGGATTCAAGGGCACGGAGGCGGAGTGGCTGGAGACGTTGAAGGGCGACAAGGTGCAGCTCCGCTACAACGAGGACACCAAGACTCTGGAATGGAAATATGAGGACGCGGACGAATGGCTCGAACTCATGGATATCAATGCGCTCCAGGGAGAGGTCGTCACAGAGGTGCTCGAACAGGCTACCGCCGCAAAGGAGGCGGCGGAAACAGCACAGGCGGGTGCGGAAGCGGCGCAGGAAGCCGCCGAGTCGGCCCGGACGGGTGCGGAAACCGCCGCGGCCTCTGCGGCGGAGCAGGCGGCAGCCGCCGGAAAGAGCGCCACTGCTG